TCGGTGGTGATGACCCTATTGCCCTGCTAGAGGGTCGCACGTCAGCATTCCCTGCCTCGCACAAGCGACTCTACATATCTACGCCGCAGATACAAGGGGTGTCGCGCATTGAGGCGCTGTGGCTGGGTAGCGACATGCGCAGCTACCACGTGCCGTGCCCGCACTGCGGCCACCGCCAGGCACTCGAATGGGCCGGCCTGCACTGGTCGCCGGATGCCAGCGAAGCCTGGTACGCCTGCAGAGACTGCGGCGCCGTCATCGACGAACACCACAAGCCCGCGATGCTGGCGGCTGGCGAATGGGTGCCAGAGCATCCCGAGCGCAGCAGCATCCGCCGCGGCTACCACCTCAACGGCCTGTATTACCCCATCGGTCTCGGCCCGCGCTGGCGCGACCTCGCGCGCATGTGGATCGGCGCGCAAAACGACCCCGCCAAGCTCAAGACTTTCATCAACGACCGCCTCGCCGAGCCGTGGGAGGATCCCGCCATGCGAGCTGTCAAGCAAAACTTGATAGCTGACCGTGCCGAGCCGCTGCCGCTGCGCCCGGTGCCCGCGTGGGTGCTCGCGATCACCGCCGGCATCGACACCCAGGACAACCGGCTCGCCGTGCAGATCGTTGGCTGGGGTCGCGGGCTCGCAAGCTGGACCATCGATTACGTCGAGTTACCCGGCGACCCGGCCGAGGATGCCGTCTGGGCCGCGTTGACCGATCTGCTGCTGCGCCCGATCGAGCGCATCGACGGCGGCGCGATGCAAGTTGAAGCCGCCGCCATCGACATCGGCGGACACCGCACCGAGGCCGTGAAAACCTACGTGCGGCAGCACCTCGTGCGCCGAATGCTCGCCATTCACGGCGCCGTGCCGAACAACGCACCGGTACTGGGCAAGGGGAAAATGCAGGACATCAATTTCCGCGGGCGGCTCGACAAGCGTGGCGTGCACATCCACGCCGTCGGCACCGTCGCGATCAAACACCTACTCTACAGCCGCCTGAGCACCGACGCCGACAAACAGCCCGACGCCCGCCTCGTGCGTTTCAGCAACGACCTGGACGGCGCCTATTTCGGCGGACTCACCGCCGAGACGTATAACCCGGCCCGCAACCGATTCGAAAAACGCCGTGGCGCGCCGCGCAACGAGCCGCTCGACACATGGGTATACGCCTACGCCGCCACCCATCACCCCGAGCTGCGCCTGCATCGCGCCACCCGCGCCGATTGGGATGCACGCGAAGCGCGCGCCCGCGCCGGAGTGATTGATCCGCGCGCACCCACGCGAGCGACGCAGGCAGCCGCGCCGCGCCCGAAAGCGCCGACCACCACACAACGCCCGCGCAACCAGTGGGGCGCCGCCACAAACAACCGCAGAGGATGGAGCTGATGGCCGAAGACGTAAAAGCCGACGAACTGATCGACGAACTGCGCACCGCGTTCGCCGCCAACATCCGCGCCGCACTGCGCGAACTACCGCCGCATCACGCCCTGCAACTCGCCGACTCGCTGTGCACCGTCTGGCTGGAGCAGCTCGCCGGGCTGAGGGTGACGCACCCTGCCAAGCCGTCGGTGGATGGCGCTGCCATCGCTGAAGATTGGCGTCGCGGCCGCAGCCTGCGGGAGATCCTGCGCGACCACCGGTGCAGCAAGGCGACAGCGTACCGGTACCACCCCCGCATGGCGCGACATCCGGCCGCCTGAAAACAGGCCATCTGAAAAAGTCTCACCGCCGCCATGACGTGAGACTGCCCGGCATGGACGATGGCGTCCATGAGCACGCAAGCGCGCCTGGACGCCTACATCGCCGCCGAAGCCGCCATCCTGCGCGGGCAGGAGTATCGGTTCGGTGATCGCGCGCTGACCCGCGCCGACCTCGCCGAGGTCCGCACGGGCATCGGCAGTCTCAAGGCCGAGCTGCGGCGCGAGCAGGGCAAGCACAACAGCCTGTCCGCCGCGAACGCGGCCTTCCCCGGTGGCCGTTGGTGAACCTCATCGACCGTGCCATCGCCGCCGTGTCGCCGCACCGTGCCTTCAAGCGCGCGCAGGCTCGGATCGCGCTGCGCACGCTGGCGCGGTACGACGCCGGAAAAACCACCAAAACCTACCGCCCATCGCGCGACAACGCCACCGGCGAGGTGCAGGTCAAGCGCGACGCCGCCACCGTCCGCGCCCAGGCGCGCGATCTCGAACGAAACCACGATCTGTTCCGCGGTGCGTTGCGCACATTGACGCGCAACATCGTCGGCCCGTCCGGCATCAGCATCGAGCCCACGCCGCGGCTCGCCAACGACGACATCTCCGACGACCTCGCGCGCTCGCTGCTCAACCTCTGGCGTGAGTTCACTGCGCGCCCCGAGGTCACCCGCACGCTGGACTGGGTGCAGGTGCAGGAGATGGCGTGCCGCAGTTGGTTGCGTGATGGCGAGGTGTTTGCGCAAATCGTCGAGGGGCAAGGCGCGACTATCCGGTACGCAAGCCGGGTGCCGCTTGCACTCGAGCTGCTTGAGGCCGATTACGTCCCGCTCGATTACGATCCGGACGAAACCACCCAGGCCGGCATCCGCACCAACGCCTGGGGTGCGCCGATCATGTATTTCGCGCACAAGCGGCACCCCGGCGCCGGCAACGCAACGCTGGGCGACGCATCGCTCAAACAGATTCCAGCCGAGCGCATGCTACATGTCGCGATCCGTGATCGTCTGTCCGGGTTGCGCGGCATCAGCCAGTTTGCCTCGGTCATCACGCGGATCTACGACATCAAGGATTACGAAGAATCCGAGCGCCTCGCTGCGCGCATCGCCGCCGCCATCGCTGCATTCGTCCAGCGCGACAAGGATATGGAGTGGACGCCGCCGGAGGATGCCAACCCGGGTGCAGCGCGCGATTACAGTCTCGCCGCTGGAGCGATCTTCGACCGCCTGCTGCCTGGCGAAGAGCTAAAAATGCTCAACCCCAACCGGCCCAACACCGCGCTCGGCGAGTTCCGCGCCGCGATGCTGCGTGCCGCAGCGCGTGGCGGCGAACTCACCTACTCCGCATTCTCCGGCGACTACAACGGCACCTACAGCGCCCAGCGCCAAGAGCTTGTCGAGGGATTCGACGGCTACCGCATGCTCACCAGCGTGTTCGTCGCGCAATTCGTGCGCCCGGTATGGGAGCGCTTCGTTGCGCTCGCCGTCAACGCTGGCCTGGCCACTATCCCGGCCGGAGTCCGCATCGAGACCATCGCGCAGGCCGAGTACCGCGGGCCGAAGATGCCGTGGATCGACCCGAAGAAAGAAGCCGATGGCCTGCTCAAGCTCACTCGCGGCGGCTTCGCCTCGCTCACCCAGTGCATCGCCGAGCGCGGCGGGCGTATGCAAGACCTGTACGAGCAGATCGCGCGCGAGCGCCGCCTCGCCGCCGAATTGGGGCTGGTGTTCGACAGCGATGCCGGCAGCGCAGCACCGACACCAACACCAACACCAACACCAACACCAACGGAGTTATCGACATGAGCAGACTTCGCCCGGCGGCCCAGCACGCGCTTGGCATCGGCATTCGTGCCGCGCTACGCGAACCGCAGCCGCAACGCCCGGCAATCGAGCCCGTGATGCAACTGCGCCCCACCGCCAACGCCGACGAAGCGGAATTGTTGATCTATGGCGACATCGGCGAAAGCTGGTGGGGCGAGTCCGTTACTGCGCGATCCGCCGTCGAGCAGCTCAACGCGCTGCCGTCCGGCACATCGCGGGTCAACGTGCGCATCAACAGCTACGGAGGGTCAGTCGCCGACGGCCTGGCGATCTACAACACGCTGCGCAGATTGTCCGCGCGCGGCACGCACATCGCAGTCACGGTGGACGGCGTCGCGATGTCGTCCGCCGCGACCATCGCCATGGCCGGCGACGAAGTGCTCATGCCATCCGCGTCGATGCTCATGATCCACGCGCCATGGGGCGGCGCGGTCGGCAACGCCAACGAGATGCGAACGTATGCGGACGTGCTCGACACGTTCGCCGAAGCGATGGCAAGCGCCTACGCCGCCAAAAGCGGCAAGACCCGCGCCGCCGCGCTCGCATTGTTGAGCGACGGCGTCGACCACTACTACACCGGAGACCAAGCGGTCGCCGAAGGGTTTGCCGACCGGATCATCGGCGGCGACGACGCCGAGCCCGACGAACAGTCGCGCGCATTCGCCGGAGGTTTGTTGCAGCGATTCCTCACCAAAGCCCCTGAGAGCGTAGCGCAGCAGGCGATCACCGCATCGCTGCGCTCCCGCCTGACCGTGGCACGCACCCCTCACCCGGCGAAACCCGCCGCCAATGGAGATGACCTCATGTCGTACCTCGCCCGTTCGCGCTCGCGCGTCCACAATCACCACACCGACCCCGCCGATGGCGGCAACGGTGGCGGCAACGGTGGCGGCGCGCCCGCACCGTCGCCAGCCGCCTCGCCGGCCGCACTCGATCGCACCGCGATCCTCGCCGCCGACCAGCAGCGGCGCACCGCAATCCGTGCGCATTTTGCCCCGCATGTCGCGCGCAGCGACATCGACCAGACCGTGATTGCGCAGATGCAGTCCGCATGCGAGGACGACGTGAACTGCACGCCGGAAGCGGCTGGGCTCAAGTTATTGGCCATGCTAGGCCACGGCACCACGCCAGCGGCCGCAGGCCGCGTCGAGCCGGGAACGCACGACGAAACCGAGACCTACCGCAACGGCGCGATCGGCGCGATCCTCAACCGCGCCAACCCGAGTGTGCATAAGCTGGAAGGCGCGAGCACGCAGTTCAGGGGATTCAACCTCAACGATCTCGCACGCGATTGTGTCGAGCGCGCCGGCATCCGTGCGCGCGGACTGTCGAAGCAGGAGATCGCGATTCGGGCGATGCACTCGACCAGCGACTTCCCGCTGGTCCTGGAGAACGTCGTCACCAAGTCGCTGCGTGCAGGCTACGCCGGCAGCCAGCGCACATTCACTGCGTTCAGTCGGCAAGCCACGCTACCCGACTTCAAACAAATCAGCCGCGTGCAGCTCGGTGGCGCGCCGAACCTCAAACGCGTCGAAGAGGGTGCCGAGTACGAGTTCGGCACCAT